AAGAACTGCAAGAGCGGCATGCTCGTCACCTACGAAAGTAGCTGTACCTGATACGCTACCTTGTGCGTATGTATCAGCGGCAGCACCTGCAAGTGAATTCAAGCTAGCAATGATTTCTTGGTCGATTTCAGCAGTAATCTCTTGGGCTAGTGCTTGCATGATTTCTGCTTCTACGTCCAATCCATGCATTGATTGTGCATCTTGAGCCGCTTCAAAAGTCCAGCGAGCTGATAGCTTTCTGGTTTTTGCTTCGACTGTTTGCTTCAATACTTGAATGCTGAGCTTCTTACCACCAGTACCTTCTAGTACTGATGTAGCATCTGCTCTGTTTGTTGTTGCATTACCTGAGTAACCAGTTGCAATCTGGAATGGGCTTAGTGCCTCATCACCAGCTACAGCTGAGTCAAAAGTTTCTGCATATCTTACTCTAAGAGTATGAATTTGACCAACAGGGCCTGTCATAGGCTGTACACCAACGATCTCGTTGGCGATAACTGTTGGCATGACACGTCTAATCACTGGAAGGATAACCTTGTTAAGGGTCGCAACGTTACCAGCTTGAGTAGCACCACTAGTTGCCGCCTCTGAGAGGTAGCTCTTAGTGTTCTCAAGTGTTGTTTCCATAACTTGCTTTTTCGTTCCAGTAAGACCGTCAGTTAGAGCGGCTTTAGTTTCGCTCCAATTTTCCATTAAATTGTCTGCCATTTTCGGTCTCCTTAACTTATACCGGCTAATTTTTGAAGGTAAACAATATCAGCTGTTTGCGATTCAGCTGATGCTGATGCTTCTGCTTTGTTTCCAGTGACTTCTGTATTAGATTCACTTAGTACCTTCTTAGTAGTTTTAGCGTCTTCCTTCAAAACTGAAGGTAGATACTTGTTGAATGCATTCTGTAGCTTGTCTGTTTTTACACTTTCAAGCAATGCACCCATGATTTCTTTGTGATCTTTGCTTAAAGGTTGCATCATTTCTTGCATAATTTGCTTTCTTTCTGCTGTGTCTTTAGCAATCCGTACAGTTTTTGCACTTTCTGCTATCATCACTTCCTTTTCAGCAATGGCTTTGTCTTTGCTTTCAATCTCACTTTGTAGACTTTCAACTACCTTGTTCAACTTAGAAACTTCTGTTCCTTCGTTGAGGTAACTTGACATAAACTCAGCGGCATATGTTTCAAATATCTTACGTCCAAATTGATTTTCTTTGGCTGTTTGAATATCTTCACGCAATGTATTAAGTTCGTTACGGATAGTATTTTCCATAATTCCTTCAATTTTGCCTGCGGCTGTTTTAATAAAGTCTGCCTTAGTTTGATTAATAACCTCTTTGCCTTCTTTGATCATTTTGACTTTTGCTTCAACTAGTGAGCGTTTGTCTTCATGAAACTCATTGAGCTCTTTGGTTAGTTGCTCCATGACGAAACCTTCCAACTTGGTCATGTTGTCGTCTTGAGCATTCCGATCGTTGCGAAGTTCTTGTATTTCCTTCGCAAGTGTTTCCATCACAAACTTATCAAGAACAACTGCATGTTCCTTCATGTGCTTGCGATAAGCAACACGATCTTCTGCGACCTGTGCTTTATCTTGCTTGAACTCTTCGAGTTCTTTTCCAATAACGTCACCGATCATATTATCCATAGCTTCGACCATTTGCTCTTTGTCATTTTCATAACGCTGTGCAAATTCTTCTCTAAGTTCAGCTGTGATTGACTCACGAGCTTCTGTTAGTTGGGTCTCCCAAGCTTCAGATAACGAAGATCTAACCTCTTCGGAGAGCGTATTTGAGTTTAATAGTTCATCCATTGCATGAGCCATATTAATCTCTCCTATATCTCAGGTTTTTAATAAAGTTAGTCACCTCTTCCTGGAGATAACGTTGTGCGCCTTTGTCGTGTCTAGTTGCTTCAGCGACATCCATCAATACATTGCCCCGGCTATGATTCATAATTCTTTCATAGATTGGATCGGGATAAGCACTAGGTGCACTCGGATTTGCAACAATATCGACTGTAATGATTTCGAAATCCTTTACTATGCCGTTATCGTTAACATTGCCACTGCCTCGGCTTGACACGCCTAAATGACACCCACTTTCAATAAGGGTTTTACAAATGTTTCCCATTGGAGTAGGTAATAGTTTTAGCTTGCCGATCCCATTTGCGCCATCAGTATCCATTTCAGTGATCATGTGTGATACACGATCTAAATTGATATTCAGGTCATCTGGGTGATCAGCTTCGCCTAATACACTATATCCACCTTTGATTTTTTCATTAATTGCTTTAACAGCGTTATGAATTTCATCTTTTGTGTAGATACGGTTGTTCTGATTGCGTACATCGCCTTCTATAAAAATACCCTTCATATACAAGCTCTTACCGTTACCTTCATCAACTGTTTCAGTAACAATATTTGCTTGATTAAAAGAAAGATGTTCTTTTAGCGAAATACTCATATTATTTTACGCCTTTCATTGGACTTTCTGATTTGACATTTTCGTCCTTGGCTTTTGGAGCAGGGCTCGGTGAACCAGCTTCTTGTGGACCGTCAACACCCATGTCTTTTGCGGCTGGAGCAGGTCGTCCTGACTCGTCGCCTCCTGGTGTGTGATGTGCTTTAGCATCGTTAGGTGCTTTAGCTTGTCCTGCTACTGGTGATGCTTTGTCAGCTGTGTCACTGTGTGATACATTAACCGCTGTCATTGTAGCGCCTTCTTCCATAGCTTCTACAGTATCAACTGCTTCTTCCATGTCATCGTCGCCTTCTTCTGCTGGCTCTTCACCTTGCATTTCTGCAAATGCGGCTCTAAGTTCAGCAATAGCATCTTCCACGTCATCCATTGCTTCTTCAACATCAGGTGAATCACCTTCTGCATCTGCTTCTGGTTCCATGTCCATTGCGAGATCCATTTCTGCATCTCCGTCATCCATGTCCTCATCGTCCATGATTTCTTCTTGGTCAATCTCTTCTTCGGCTGTTTCAATATCATCTAAGAAATCTTCTTCAGCATCAGAGGCATCAATCGCTTCTTCTACTTCGTCGTCCTCAGAATCATCGTCAGCTTCGTCAAGATCGATAGTTTCGTCTAGGTCTTCATCAGCAATCTCGTCTTCTACAATTTCATCATTCTCTTGTAGAGATGACCAATGATTTTTAGCTTTCTCTACAAACACGTTGTGAAGTAGATCAGCCGCTTTCTCTTGTTCATCATTAACGATATACTCGAGGACCTTTACTAAAGATTCCTTGTGTTCGCTCATATCATTCTCCTTAAAAAATTACAGGCTTACCAAGATGGTTTACATCTATATTTACACAACCAAGACGTTTTGCTTGGAAAACACCCTAAAAAATGGGTATTTTATGAATATCTATCTAAGATAAGTAAAATTTGCCTGAAAAAATTAGCCTTGTGCTGGTTTTGCGTAGATTTTTTTAATCTTTTCTACGCGAGTAGCATGTTCAATATTATGTACTTCTCTTTGCTTTCTAAGACGATTAATATGCTTTAAAGTAAGTCGTTGCTTACGAACATCATCTACTTTTCTGTTGTTATAATCGTCATTTTCAGCGTCATAATATTCATTTAAAATGTCTGTACTACGCATTATCATCTCCTGCAGGTGCCGCTTCTGCTCCACTAATTGGGCTTGCACCTTCGTCTCCGCCTTCTTCTGGAGCGTCTGTTGGTATATCAATATCACTACCGTCTGGAACATCAAAACCTCTTACGCCAACATTACCCAATCCTGGCATTGCATCAGCTTCTGGTGTTGTACCAACAACATTTTCTTCTTCCCACATACGCTCATTTTTAAGAATTTCATCTTCAGTAAGACCTAAGTATTTCTCCATTAAGAAGCGTCTACTCATATAAGGCACGCCTTCAAGTCCACCGAATACATTAGCTCTAGCCGCATGTACTTCAATTTCTTTGTATTGACTAAAGCTCTGTGGTTCAACAAATTTTAAATCAAATAAGCTAGCGTCAATACTCAAACCTTTGTTTTTCATAAACAGTTTGAATTCTTTATCCATAGTAGGAGCAATACTTGCTTGTAGTCTTTGACAGTATTGATTAAATCTATATTCTTGAATAAATGCTGTACCTACTCTACCGTCTACAAAAGTTGCACTACCATCATCTGGTCCAGTTGGCAAATAACTACTAGGCACACGCAATGCTCTTAACATTTTATTTGTAAAGTAACGCAAGTCGTCAATTTGACCTAAGTTCTCACCGCCTGGAAGGACTTCAACTTTACTACCTCTACCTTCAGCAGTTTGAGCAAAGAAATAATCTTCCATAATGCTTAATGGATTATATGCCGCATCCATAATGGTTGTACCACCACCTGATTTGTTAGGAATGCGTTTTTGATGAATTTCGTTTTTGACACGCTCAACAAAACCCATAGCTTTGTTGGGAGGCATGTTACCTACATCAACATAAAAAACTCTACGTTCTGGAGCACGTTGTACTCTATAAATGATAATACTATCTTCAAGCAGTTCTTTTTGCTTGTATGTTTTGAAAATTGGGTCTAATATACTGCTACCAAAGGGCCAATTTGTGTCCATACCTTCTGTCATTCCTAGGTGAACAACATGTGTAGCGTCTACTGTATATTCTTGAATCTGTCCTAAGTTACCACTATAACTGCCAGGTTGCATACCATATGCACTTTTGTCAATGGTCTGTCCACGCATCATACTGTTTACTGTACCGTATGTTTGTGCATGTTGTACAGGCTTACTAACAGTTTTTTCTTGCATGTTTAGATCTACATTTTTAACAATGTATTGCTCAGGCTTTTTGCCTTTAGCTTCGTTTACAACTGCTTTGGTTACATCAACTGGATTGACATAATACAGTTCCCATGTTTCTGGATCTCTAATGAAAAATTGATCGCCGTACTTGATAGTGTTTCTAAACATACGGAATATGCGTTTGTCCCAGTCTTGCAAATTACACCATTGTTGTAGTGTTTGCTCTAGGATTTTAATTTCACTTTCAGTAGCTTGTTCTTTGTATTCTACTTTAAATGGAACACCAGTATGCTCATCTACTTGTGTGCTAAACTCACTGATAATGTCTAGGGCCGCATTGATCTCGCTGTCCATATCCATTTGGTCATACTGTGTGTATCTTTCCACACGATTGGGTTGACCACTATATACTTCAGGTAACCAGCTTTGAAAACGGCTAGCACTACTAGGTTTCATACTGTCGGAACCTTGAGCTCCGTATGCGGTAAAGTGTTTTTTCCAACTCATGAGTATCTCTTTTTTATCATTATAATGTATTTATAGGATTTGTCAACCATTATCAATTTTTAATCAATGGTGCTAATTTAGTCGTTAATCTAGTTATAGTATCATTTGTGAGATCTGCTGTAACTTTAGTTGCTTCTTCAATGAACTTATCGTAGTTGAATGTTTCATTTTCAGTTCCTTTGTTTTCTATAAATTGTGGGAACATGGATTTTAATCCTGCTTCTGCGCCTCTGAACATTCCTCTAATATTTCCAGGACCTTGTAATAGTTTTGCTAATTGAGGCGGAATTGCACCCATTCCTCCGCCTATCATTCCAGTGACTTTCAATACATCTATTACATCTCTGTCTTCATTTGGATCTAAACCAAATGTCCTCATAAATGGTTGAAATGCCATTTCTCCAAATGCTTCACCAAAAGCCGTTGCGGCGGCTTTTGCATAGTCGCTGGTCATCATATTTGTCATACCACTTACTAGATTATCCATACTTTTAACAAAGTCACTAGCATCATTACCAGTCATAGCAAATGTAAAATCCATGACCCTGTTTAAACTAGCGGCATAAAATTCATCTAGTTTGGCATTATAGCCCCTCATTGATCGTATGTATTCTTCACGTGCTTTGAATTCTTCTTCATCTAATGACTTTCTAGCCGCTGTAGAATTTTTTGTAAGCTCGTTCATTTCTAAAAAGCCTGACGCAATTTCTTTAGAAATTGCATCACCACCTATAAAACCAAGCTCAGCTAGTGTTCGAGCATTGGCTTTGTTGTCTTTGAATGCTTTTGCTAAATCCAACATTCGATCGTTAACACCGTCAGAACCAGCGCCGCTTTGGGCCATCTTGATACCTTCTTGTATGATACGCATTAGTTCTGGACTACGTTGAGCCATTTGACCGCCTTTGGTCATAAATTCAGTTCCAGGTTTAAACAAGCCCATTGTGATAGATTCTCTCATTGCGTCTTGCAATGCAGGCGAAAGTGTCGACAATCCCGCCATAACATCATCAACTGCTCTCCTTTGATCATCTGTCATACTCATTTGTGCAAATTGCATACGTTCATCAGCTTTTGCCGCCATTTGAGCTCTGATTCTCTCTCTAACATTTTGCCCTGTTATTCTTGCCATCTTTTCTTGTTCTGTGAAGTTTTTGTTCATAACTTCCACAAGCTCTTGTTCAGCAAAAATTCTTAATTGTTCACTGTCCATTACTCTACGTTTGAGTTCTAATTCTTCAGCCATAAACTGTGCCATTTCATCACTAGCCATACCAAAGTATCCCATTGACTCTGTAGCACCTCTAAAACGTTCGACTAACTTAACAAAACGTTGACTTCCTTCGTCAACACTACCGCCTAGTTCGTACATTGCACTTAGATTGGTTCCAACGATATCACCAAATTGATCTAAACGCAAACCTATCTCTGCTAGCGAGTAAGCAGTTTCTTGTATATTACCATTAAAGCTCAGTCCAACACTACCGCCAAAAGCCATAACTTTACTGAGTTCTTGTGCCGCACCAGCCGCCATACCAAGCTGTGTAGCCAGTGTGCCTACACCTACAGCTTTAAACATGTTAGCCATCATACCAGGATCACCAGCACCTTTTGCCATGCTAGGCACACTTGACATTGCTTTTTGATAACCTTTTTGGACAGCATTGCCCATAGCATTGGCATTTTTTCTAAACTTATCATCACTGTCAAGGTCTTTTACTGCACGAACAACAGCTTGTTCACCTTGGCTAACACCCTGATTACTTGCTTTTAATCCTTGTAATTGAGCAGTTAACTGACTTATAGCCGAGCGTACATCTTGCTGAGTTGATTCCATTGCAAAGTCTGGAACATCAACTGCCATTGGCCTACCGCCCATATTAATTGTGATTACTGCCATTAACTACTCACTTAACTGTGATAAATAAAATTAACACATATAATGTATTTATAGGACAAATTTATGGAAAATCCACTTCAGGGCTACTATCGACACAAAGATCTCTATGTGAGATTACCAACCGGAGGTAAATGGTTAAAGAACAAACCTAAACTCACCGATGACGGAGAAATTGGTGTTAGACCAATGAGTATGAAAGACGAATTGCTACTCACAATTCCAGATGCTTTATATAACGGACAAGCTATTTTTGAACTGATACAAAGTGTATGCCCTGATATAGTTGATCCATATGAATTGTCTTTGCCTGATGCTGATGTAATTCTATTAGCCAGCAGAGCTAGTAGTTATGATAAAAAATTTCCTGTAGAAGCAAGATGTCCTAAGTGTGAAACAACAAACATGTATGACGTTGATTTGCAAGTTGTATTGGGAAAAGTACATCTAATAGCAGAACAAACAGAAATTGAAATCGATGATTTAATAGTAGAACTTAGGTCCAATACACTTGCGGCTGTTAATGCTAACAACATTAAAACTGGTGAACTTGCTAAAATGCTAGGCAACATGAGAGAAAATGACGATATTGATCAATCACTCAGAGAACAGTACAGTGAAAATATGCAAAACATCGCGGCGGCAAATATTGTACTAATAGCAGATGCTATTGTAAAAGTAATAATGCCAGACGGAACAGAAGTCACAGATCCACAACACATTATCGATTGGATATCAAACAGCAATAGAAAAACTGTTACTGCACTACAAAGAGCTCAGACAGCAATGAATATAAACGGCATTCCCAAAACTTTTGACTTTACATGTCCTGAAGAAAACTGCGACAACCATTTCGAAACTGCTGTAGAATTTAATCCAAGTTTTTTTTTCACAGACAGCTCCAAACTTGCCGTGATGCAGAAGCAGTCAATAAGCTCGTCGAACAATACGAAGCCAGAAGATCAAGTATCAGAGAACAATTAATGGAAATTGTACTTTATACTGAAGGTGCATTTAGATATGATGATTTAGAATACTATCCTATACCTATGCAACAAGAAATTTACAACTCTATCAAAAAGAAAAACGACGAGATTAAAGAATCTATGGATAGAGTTAGAGGTACTAATCGTAGAACATTTTAATTTCGAAGAGCTAAAGCTCATCGTCATACTCATTTCATTTCGTATGATAATTTTTTTAAACATATTTTATATGATACGTTATTACCTTGTTTTCAGTCGCACTTAGCTTGTTATAGCCAAGTGCAAA